CTGTCTGCCCAAGATACAAAATGCCAGTAGCAACAGCACTAACAGTCAATGTCGTTCCTGCGATTGTGGCTGTAAACCTTGCACCCACCGCAGTTGAATTTAAAACGCTACTGGTGACTGTTTGCGATAGATTGATGGTGTATGTACCCACACCGCCCGTACCGCTTCCCAAAGCCGTTATAACTGTTTCTGCCGTGATTCCTATGCCGTACAAAGACTGCCCAATAGCAATAGTTCCGCTTGACATAGAACTGACAGTCAAAGTCGTGCCAGATGTAGAACCCGTAAATACAGCGTTAGCAGGGGAAGATATGCGCCATGTATAGCGATAAGCCCCGTCTACGATATAAGTATTGATGCCATTATCAGTAATCGAGACACGCCCAGAACTTGAATTTAGAACGCCTACAACAGATGGCACTAAGTTAGCGGTCAGCACATAGACATAAGGCCCACACACAGCGACCATTTGTGCGCCACCTGAGACAGTACGCATACCGCGCACTTCTTGTAAGTTTGGCAGCAAGGCTTTTAAAGTAAGCCCAGGCGTTGGGTATAACGCCACCACGCCACGCTCACCAGCCTGCTTCAGAGGGTCAATCTCAGGAAAGAAATTGATTGTCTCTTGGTCATCCTGATAAATCGAGGGCGCGGAGTAGGAGGGGCCGACAAGTCCAAAGTCCATTATCTAGCAAAGCCTCCAGAGAGAATCCAGCCAGCGTCTTTTGCTCTACCAACCAATAACGAATCTGGGTATCTTGCCACTTGTAATGGTGACATATTGTTGCGCTTAATCGTTGCTTTGGCTTGAGCTGCGTAGCCGTTTATCATCGCTATCTGCACTTGACTAGCCTTGCCGTACATTGGCATTAAACGCTCTGCCAAACACCACCGCAGAGCCATTGAATAGCCTTGTGGCAACACAATCGGGTCATTTAGGGTGTTGTAACGGCTAAATATAGTGTTAGCAAATAGGTGCAATTCCCCTTGTGAGGGGCTTGGCCACACAAACAAGTTACCCGTATCTGCGCCTGGATTAAAGTAAATCGCTTTTGGCCACGGGCCACTTAGCGTCTTTAAACCAATCATCTCGTAGTCTTGTAGAGCCAAAACAGAAACTGGGTAATCTAAGCCACCATTTGTAATGGGCTGACCATTTGAGTAAGTGTTAATTCGCACAAACGCAGAGTTAATCTGCAAAGGCTTTTCATAGTAAGCAGTTATCGCAGTTGACGATACTGTTTGACTAATGTTGAGTTTGTATGTGCCGACTTCGTTGACATTACCGCCTGCGCCAGTAAGAAAGTCAACAATCTTAGTTCCAGATGTTACGCCCGTACCACTTAAAGTCTGCCCTTGCGCCACAGCACCAGAGGCAATCGCTGTAACAGTAAGCACATCACCAGAGATTGAGCCTGTGAAAGCTGCACCAATAAAGTTAGCCGTTGATGCGACTGGGCCAATCGTGTACTGCGTCTGACCAGCAATGACAGGGAAAATAATCTCTGTCACATTGAAAACCATCATATCCTCGTTTGACCATTGGTCAATAAGGTCGTTTAGCATATCAAATGCGTCTTGTGCCGCATCTGGCGTTGGCGTTTCACCCGCTTCTAATGCCCCAATGTCCTTCAAGGCTCTGCTGATAATGTCTATTGGGACTGTCATTTTTTGCCCTTATAACTTAACTGTAAAAACTACGGGTTTCCAAGGTGCTTCAATCTTTGCGCTTTGAACGCTTAACAGTTGCTCGGCTAAACGCTTTTTAATAGAACATTCTCCGTTTACTGTATAAGCGGCTTCTACCCATTTAGCGACCATTTGCTCTGTTACATCAGCAAGCGCAGTTGTTGCCTCGCCTTCAAAAGTAGCATTGCCTTCTGTTACTACTTTGTCTTGCCCATTGTCAACAGAACAATAGTACCTAGCCGAAGTGATTTTTTCACCATCAGCGTAAATGTCTAGAATTTTCCAGACATAGTTCATTTTGCTTCCAAAGCCACAATACGGGCGGTTAGTATTTTTATTTTCATTTATAAACTTGCTCTTTCATCTATTACTTTTAATGGTTCTACAATTACTTTGCCATTTTCATCAGTCCACTCAGTATGCATCATGTGTTTGTCTTTACGCTCTCCAATAACCATCCAACTAACTAAAGCAGTAGATGTATTATCTTGGGCTTCAATATTTAAAATGTTGCCTGTTACTGAACCGCGAACATGACCCCAGTCTGATTCGTTAGATGTAAAACATTGAATATCACGACATAAAACTTCAAATGTCCCGTCTGTCATTGTTGCAACAGAATCAATATTTATTTGTGCTTGACCATTTACTAGATTGACTTTTCCTCGATAAATTAAATCTGCTTGTGGGCCTTCAATAAATGAATGAACAAGTTGATGCGTTTCTGAAAGAGATGGTAGTGGATGTTCAATTCTGAAAGAACCAGAACCCTTAGATAATGCGCCAACAATATTAAAATTAGTACCACTTGCATTAAATGCTTGTCCAGATGTGGTGTACCCAATTATTTGCGAACTATTAGAAGATAATTTTAAATATCCACCATTAGAAGAAGCATAAGTAACATCTCCACTTGCCGTAGAAATAGCCCCATATTCAGTTCCACCAGATTGAATAGCAAATTTGCCGCCATTAGTTGTTACATTTTTTGTGAAAGTTACATTTTGTGAACTATTGATAGAAAATGCAGTAGCACCAGCAACTGAATCATAAAAAGACAAACTTCCAGCATTACCACCAACACCATCGCCAATACGCCATGTGCCACCACCTGATGCTGTGTTTTGTAGTTTTATATCACTTCCATCTGATAACGCACTTCCAGAAATATGCAACGCTGAAGAAGGTGAACTTGTACCAATTCCTACTTTGCCCGTGTTGTAATAAATATTAGAACCAGATGTAGTCCATTGGCTTGCGCTTACTGTTGTCCATGTTGGCGCAGAACCAGAGCCAGCAGAAGTTAATACTTGACCGCTTGTGCCTGCCGCGCTTGTCAAAGTCAACGCAGTAGTTATGTTGGGCGATGTAAGCGTTGGCGCAGTTAGCGTCTTGTTGGTAAATGTTTCAGTACCAGTAAGGGTTGCTATTGTGCTAGAAACAGCAGGCACATTTAGGTTAAATGTAGACGCGGTGTTAGGGCCAACCAAGTTAACTTGACCGCCTAATGTTGCTTGAAATACTAAATTTCCCATGCTTTTTCCTTATGGTGCAATGATTAACTGTGACGCAGTTAATGCGCCAGTTGAAGGGTTGTACTGTAACTTTGTAGAAGATACATACTCAGTTGTTAAGTTACCGCTTGTCGTAGCGGCAAACAATGGGTAACGAACTGCGTTAGTAGTCGTATCGTCTGTGACTGTTGCGTAAGCGGTTGGGGTTGACCAAGTAGGTGCGCCTGCGCCAGCAGATGTTAAAACTTGACCAGAAGTGCCTACCGCAGTAAATGCGTAAGCAGTACCAGTTCCATAAGGCACACCACCAGCAGTAGGAGTAGCAGTTCCATTTGTACCACCCCCGTTTATGCCAACAGTTCCCCATGCCACAGCCGAGCCAGAACCAGCACTTACTACTGCCTGCCCTGCTGTGCCGTAGCCAGTAGTACCTGATAACGCAGGCGTTGTTCCTAAGTTAGTTGATAGCCCTAATGCGCCACTTGCGTTAATGACATGGGCAGACTGTCCAGTTGTTCCCCAAGCAAAATAGGTTTTATAACCATTTCCAGAGCCAATACTTATGTCACCATCATGCCCAGAAAAGTAAACCCCGTTGTTAATAGAGAAAAAGTCAGAAGGTGTAGATGCACTAAATACAGATGAATTCATGCCGAATTCACCATAATAAGTAGAGTCTGTTCCAGAATCGTTACTTACTGCAAAGTTAGTAGATGCGCCTGCTGTTGCGCTTTTGTTCTGCATCACATTTTGCAAATAACTTCCAGAAATTGTCGCGCCATTTACAAAAGATGAATTAGAGGCGTTATAACTAAGAACTGGAGTTGTGCTTGTAGAACCGCTTGTAGACAGATAAGTAAATGCGCCTGTGCTTGCAGTTGTTGCGCCAACAGATGCGCCATTTATCGTGCCACCAGTAATCGCTACCGCATTGGCATTTTGCGTAGCCATTGTTCCTAGACCGCTAATGTCACCGCTAGGAATGGTGCTAGAAGCCGTCAAAGCGGCTGTGCCTGTGCCTTTTACATAGCCCGTAAGGGTAGCTGCACCCGTTCCACCAGACGGAACACCAATAGGGCTAGTTAGCGTTGCAATAGTTCCACCCGTAATAGCCACATTGTTGGCGTTCTGAGTCGACATTGTGCCAAGACCCGTAATGTCTGAACTTGGAATACTTGCAACAGTCGAAAAAGCAGTTGTACCGCTTGCCTTTAAATAGCCTGCTGTGAAAGTAGCCGCGCCACTTCCACCATAAGCCACGCCAATAGTCGATGCGTTCCAAGTTCCAGCAGTTAGCGTTCCAACGCCTGTAATGCCCGTATATGAGCCAGACAGTCGTGCAGTATCTATCGTGCCAGAAGTGATTTGATTGCCTGCAATAGCGATTGATGTATTAGTTACCGATGTAACTTGACCGCTTGCATTAGTGATAAACACAGGCACTTGTGACGCAGAGCCATAAGTTCCCGCTGTCCCTACGGGCGTAATGCTGAACTGAAAACTAGACAAAGTAAGACCAGTTCCAGCCGTGTAGTTCGTGCTGGTGCTAAAGTTACTCCATGTCATTGCGGTTGTGCCAAGAGTACCGCCTGGCTGTGCCGTACAGTACCAAGCAGTTCCTATTTGCGTTGTGCCAAACTCAACAAACACCAATGCGCTTACATACTGTTCCCAAGTCGTGCAACCCGTTGCGTATGTCCATGCGCCAGCGTTTACTTGATAAATTCCGTTTTCAGATGATGTAGTTTGATTTTTTACTAATACTGTATTGCCTGCGACCACCGCTTTGCCATCAATCGTTTGTGTGCCTGATAGCGTGATATTCGCAGTTGTAGCAGCTGTAACGGGTGCTTTCCAACTAATGCCCACAGCGTATGATTGCAAAGCAAGGTAGTTAACAATGTCAGTTGCGCCAGATGGTGCAGTCGAGATTGTTCCCGTAGTTGAAGCAATACTTGTAAAAACCCCTGTTGAGGGCGTTGTTGCACCGATTGTCGTGCTGTTAATCGTGCTGCTGGTTATGTTTAAACCAGATTGACTTGGATTAACAGACGCATAAAACGACTGACCCTGACCAATAAAAGTCTGAAAAGTCCCATCAACACTGAAATATGCTTGAACGGGAAGTAAATTTTGAACGACAGAATTGGCAGGGTTAGCCATAACGCCCCTTTAAGATTGGTCAGCGGCTGGAGTTACATACAAGATGCCAGCAGTTCCAGAATTGGACTTTGCCGTCAAGTAGTATGGTGTGGTAGGCGTTGCAATAATCATTGGTAGATTAATGGCTGCGGGTAAAACAAAATCACCATTAGTGCCATCAGTAGGAAATACTGGTGCGCCTGGGTCTGTCGTACCCCACTTCACCGCAATAGGGCTTGCGCCCGTATTGATAAATGAAGTGTAGTTAATCTGGTCATTTGTAGAGTCATCAATTAAGACTGCCGCGTGAGCGGTAGAAGTAACTGATAACGCTACTGTTTGACCAGCATTTCTTTGTACAGATGAACTAGCCATGATTAAGCCGCATTAGTGGCAACAGGCGTTCCGTCTGGGCGTATTACTTTAAAGTAGTAAGTACCAGCCGCAGGCGTAATTGCAGTAGCACCGCCAGATGTGTTCTGGAACTGTACTGTCAGGCTATTGTCGGCAGTAATGTCGCAGTTAGTAATGGCAATGTCTTTAGTTTGATTACCAGCATATTGCATGAAATACACAATATCGCTTGATTTTAATCCAGCAATAGGAAAGGCTTGCAATGATTGGGTGGTGCTAGTAACTAAAACTGCGGGGGTGAGTGATGGGGCAATAACAAACGCTTCGAGAATGTTGCCACGGGTGATAGTCGTAGATGACATGGGA